TTGGCTTTCTGAATATCGCGTCAAAGTTTGCATCAAACTTGCTTTTATCAGTTGGCCTTTGTTTATCGCCTTTACCGTTCATCCTTTCTCTCCTAATGACTCGGCGTTGCCTCGCCGACGTATGGTTTAAATGTTTATGTATATATTTTCTTATTTTGTGTACATGTTTTAAGTTCATGTATAACCATATTACAAACTCATTAATTAACAGGTGTTATAAACCCTTTTACTTCGAAAAGTAAAATTTAAGAACTAAGGGCCAAAGCGACTTAGCGGTTAAAACAATGTCTGTATCGTGTATCCAAACTATTCATCAGCATCAACCGAGACGCTTCTGAGGCTCTGTAGGGAGGGTCAACCCTGTATCTGACGTTTAATTTAAGGAACCGCCAGCCTAAAGCCCAAACATTGTTTGCAAAATAAGAAAGGAGTTGGTGTGGACGCTATAAGATCATATAGCTATACTTACCTTTCTTTCTTGTTCTTCGCACAACAAGTATCCCTCAGCAGTAGGGAAAAGTAAAGCCCCCGTAACAGGGGGTTTTATTTATTTGTCTAACGCAGAAAACTCATCCAATCCCATTTCAAAGATAATGCAAAGCTGCTGCATAGTATGTAGCTTCATGTTTTCCTGCTTGCGCCACCTCATAACCTGCTGAGGCTGCACTCCACTCAACCTGGCTAGGTTAGCACTTGATATGTCTCGCATAGCCTGAGCTACTCGAACGCATTTGCCTGCATTTGTCATTTTAATGTCCTGTGTTATTGTGTTTAGGCAGGTTCCCCCGACCTGTTCTCCTATGGTTTCCCCCCGAAAGCACTTGTGCCGTAGGGGGGTTTTTTAAATCAGAATGGGATATCTTCGTCCATTTCTTCAATAGTTGGGTTTGACGCAATGGCCGGTGCTTTAGCTGCGCCGTCAGTATAAAAGACTTTTACATTGCCAAGGATTGGCGTTTGATATTTAGCTTCACGCTCATCTTTAGTCAGGCTTTGACTGATAAAGCCGTTATTCTCATACTGGTCCTGTTGATCAGTGTCCACAAAGGTAGTCAGGTCAAGATAAGTTCCTTTAGCACCTTTATACAATCGTGACTTGTCGATCTTTGTAACGTCAATTCTTACAGATATTCCTACTTTCATTTTAGCTTCTCCACTTCGGTTTTTATTACATTAACGGCCTTGGTTACTTCCTCAGCCAAGTTTGCGATATAAGCATTATCGCGCTCTACACGCACTAAAGTGTGCGGAAGATCTGGATGGTAGGTCATAAAGTCCCACCAATCTCGTCCTGTTACCCACAGACAACCCTGTAGCTGTTGCCAGTACTTCTTAACCCCAGCCGTGGGATCGCGTAAGTATGCGACCTGCGTATTTGCAGCAGGACATTTCAACTCTAAACCACCGTCAGAACCTACCAGGGCATCAGGTGAGCAGCCATAGCTAAAGGTTGTGTCAACAATAAAACCAACCTCCAGTGTATCGTTGCCGGATATGAACTCGTACATCTCCCTCGCGTCTGGCTCAAGCAAATTACCACGCTCCATATGAGCGTTAATGTAGAATGGCCCAGATTCGCCTGTAATGAGTTCTGCGATTAGTTGATTGATGTACCCATCAGCAGAGCTAGAAGGCTTTCCAGAGCCTGTAATCAGCCTAGAAAAGCTACTAGCGGATGGCCTGCCTAATCGCGCAGCAAGCCATTCTTCAGTACCCTGCTCATGGTCAAGAATAATCATTTTGTTTTTGCCTTAAGTGCAGCGACAGCTCGGTCGAAGTGACCACTTAACAGGTCATCAACTGTTTCGCATTTAAACGCTTTACAGAACTTCGAGTAATCGCTGCCGGTTTCGGTAATTAAGTCACGGATAATCATTCCCTGACTGCGAGTGATCTTTTTCTTATCATCACCACGAATCATTGCAGACTCTGCATCGTCATCAGCAGTTGGAATTCCTGCCATAGCAGATATAGCCACGCGACGAGCGTAGGTCACAGACGCAGATGCAGACTGGGGATCTCGCTTAACAACCGGAAGGGTGTATCCCATCTCAAGCCACTGGCCAGAACTGTGCATCAGGCGAGTACATACTCCAATGCCTGATTCATCATTTATGGGGAATTGCGTGTAACTCAAGCCGTTGTCAGCAAAAGGCTGTTTGATGGCCTTAATCACAGACGTTAGGTCGGCATAGTTAGACTTGAAGAAAGGGTTTGCAGAATCTTTTACAGCACCGCCCATGTCACTCTGAGCTTTAGATAGTGCAGTCGCTAGTTCGTTGATTTGTTCGCTTGATTTCATTGTCATCTCCTATTAAAGAAACAACAATATAATCAAAAGTGATTATAATATCAACTAAAATGTTAAATTAATAACACCAGATAACAGGGACGCTTTTGCGTACGTCTAAGTGAATAAACGTCTTAGCTACACCAATGCCTGTAAAACCGGCCTTAAGTGCCTCAGAGACGATTATGTAGCCTTCTGCGCCATTATTGATCTTAATGTCTGCGGCAATGCCGCGAGCGTGGGTGCCTGGCGTAGACTTGGCTTTTTCGATGCTGTGGCCCTCTGGGTCACGATAGCCAGATGTAATAATAAACGGGAACCCGCATTCGTGACGCAGGTCATCAAGTTTCATCAAGAAATCATCAGACATTTCATTGTTTCCGGTTTGCTGGCAATTAAAGTCTGAACGGTTAAAGTATCTCATTTGCGTAATTCCATTAATTTACTAGCACCGCGAATACCAAAGCTGGAGCTTATCGCAATGAACAATAGGTACTGATACCACTCGGGTAATTTTTCCAGTGCTTCGAACCCGGTAGAAACTCGGTCAATCACTGATACATCATTTGCCGCTATAGCGTAGCCAACCATAAAGACGGGGATTGATAGAACAATAGTCCAGAACTCATCCTTCCAAGAATTGCTTGACGCATCTGCCATCTTGCTTTCCCAGTCAGCGTCGTTCTGTATGACTGACATCTTTGCCTGGTGTTTGGCTTGCTTCTCTTCTGCTTTGTTTTGCAGGAATGTTTTGCCAAGGTCAGCAACTGGTCCAATAAGGGCAGTAAATATGCTCATTAAATTACCTTCTCAATACAATAAAGACCGATAATTAATACGTACATGCTTCTTGTAATTAAATCAAACTTATCAAACTTGGCAGATCCTTCATCAAAACGCTTCTCTATGCGTTTAAACTTCTCTTCTATTGACTGCATCCTTACAGCACATTCTCGTTCATGAGCTTCGAGTTTTAATAGAGCTTCTTGGACTGATGCCATTTTGATTATTCCTAGTGCTATAAAGGTTAATTGAACACCGATTATATCATTAACTATCACGCATCAAAACGCCTTCCATAAATATAGCAATCTCATTTGTACTTGAGCTTGACTTAGCCTCAAATGAGAAATCTGATTTAGCTGCTATTTTAAATGGAATTTGTCTGTCATAGCTAACCTGAGAAACCGCAAAGGTTGCCTCAGATGCTCGAATCGTTCTACCCCACTCACTTGTGACAACGTTCCTAATATACAAATACTTATTGCCGTTTGTGGTTGCAGAATTTACGTCAATCCTAAAGAGATAGAATGAATGTCCAGCCGGAACCGTGTAAACACTAGACTGACTAATTCCCAAATCAGGCCCAATATAACCATATACAGTGCCGCCGTTAGATGCAGATATTCCACCAACGTTTGAACCTTGAGCGATAATTAAGGAATTAATTCTAAAGAATGAATTACTGGTATTTACAGGAGAAGTGCCTGTAAGAGTTACAACTTCCTGCAATATGTTGTAATCAGCGTCTAAACCATCAACTAGTACGTCCATAGTATCGGCTGAAGAAGTAGAGGAAAGGCTCATTACAACTGCTGATGATGGATAAACATAACTCCCGCTATCATCCCAAATGGTTTCGTAATCTACACCAACTTCTCGATTGATGCCAAATATGTTTACAGCAGTTGCGCCAAGAAAGTTGCCCCTGGCGATGTCAAACATAACATTAGGTGTGGACATTTTCAGTCCCAAAGATTGAGTAGCCATTAGATTCGCTCCAAAATTAAAGTAATCAGTAAATACAAGCAATACGACATCAAGCCTATTACCGAAATTGATATGCTATTCCAGATCAGGGCTTTACGCTTTCTGGCCTGAGCATATACTGCTCTCTCTCGTTGTAGCTTGATCTTCTTACGCATATGCAGCAGCTCTTTGTAGCCATCTGGACCGTAAGTTAAGCGGAGCAAATCACGCAACTCCTTCTCCTGCTTTGCGATCTTCTTCTCGTGCATATAAACATCGAGAGCT